ATTATATCCAATCTCCAATCGTTTCTACTTCAACAACAACTGTTTTGACGAAAGATACCCCATTTAATGGAATTCTACTTACAGTTGCAGGAATAAGTTCAATTTTTGGCGGGGATCTGTTAAAAATAAATGACGAGATTGTAAAGGTAAACACTGTTGGTTATGGATCAACTAATGTATTTTTAGTTGATCGTGGTTGGATGGGAACAGACGTTGAAAGCCACTCCATAGGTTCTACGGTTACAAAGATAATAGGGAATTATAATATTATTGATAATACTATTCATTTCGTAGAAGCTCCTTATGGAAATTCTCCAATTGGAACTATAACTAATAGACCTGATGATAGGGATTACACGGGAATTACAACTAGATCAACTTTTGATGGAAGAGTTTTCTTAAGATCTGGTATTGAAGATGGTATTGAAGATCCATATAGTAAGAATTACATATTTGATGGATTGACCGAACAATTTACAGGAATAAACACGGAATTTGTACTCAAATCCTCCGGATCTGATGTTATTGGAATTTCTACAGGCGGAATTATTCTACTAATTAATAATATATTACAAGAACCACAAAGATTAGGAACTATTGATATAGTTGGCAACTACAAACTATACGAAAATGCAGGCATAACAACTTTAGGATTTACTGGTAATATATCTTCAACTGCATATGATGTAAATACATCAAGTGTTCCTAGAGGTGGTGTCATTATTTCTGTTGCATCAACACAAGGTTTTGGTTATCAGCCACTAGTTTCTGCTGGAGGAACTTCAATAGTTTCTATTGCAGGAACTATTTCTAATATAAGTGTTGGAAATTCGGGTTCTGGTTATAGATCTTCAGAAAAATATGAGATTATTACGGAAACTTCGTCTACAGTCAGCTCTGGAAGTACAATAATTCCAATAAACAATGAAAAAGGAGTTTTAAATAAACTCCAGTATTCTTCTGCAAATACCATAGGGATTGGTTCAGTCTTACAAGATGTATCCATTGTTGGTTTTGCAAATACTTATGTTCTTATTGGATTGGGAAGTACAGTAACAGAAACTATTGATTCTGGAACTCCGGTCTTAATATCACTCAATACACCAACTGCTGGATTAGTTGATGTTGGAGTAAAGACTGCAAGTAATGGAATTGTTAATTATGAATTTATTGGATTTGCAACAATTCTATCTGGGCATATTTCGACATCAGTTACTATTACAAATCCAGGTTCTGGGTATGTATCTTCAAATCCCCCAATAGTAGTATTCGAAAATCCAAATAATTACGACAACATTCCTCTAATTTATTCCTCCGGATCTTCTGGAATTGGAACACAATCTACTGCAAATATCGTAGTTGGTCAAGGTTCCAGTGTTGTTGATTTTGAAATAAAGAATTTGGGATATGCATATAAGACATCAGAAGTTTTAACTGTTCCAACAGGAGGATTGACTGGAATCCCAACAGACTCGACAAAACCGTTTAGAAATTTTGAGTTGATTATTGATGAAGTTTTTGCAGATCTTTTCTCGGGATGGTCTGTTGGAGACTTCCAATCAATCGATAAAATAGAAAATCTATTTAATGGTACTAGAAGAAATTTCCCAATTAAAATTAATGGAGTTCAAACATCAATTAGAGCAAAAGTTGGGTCAAATATAGATGTTCAATCTGTACTATTGATATTTGTCAATGATATATTGCAAGTTCCTGGTTCCGGTTATGTATTCAATGGAGGAAGTACATTTACTTTCTCTGAGGCACCAAAGGAAGGTGATACTTGCAAAATATTATTCTACAAGGGAACTGGCGATGTTGATGTTGTCTTTATTGACATATTGGAATCCGTAAAAATTGGAGATGATGTTCGTTTGAACAGTGACATTTTATCGTTGAAAGAAGATGAAAGATTAGTAACTGATGTTGTTGCGTCAGATATAATTCAAACAAACTCATATAATGGTTATGGATTGACTCAAGATGAAACTCTATCAAGACCTCTCATATGGTGCAGACAAACTGAAGATAAAATTATCAGTGGTCAACAAGTTGGAAAAGATAGAGAAATCTATGAGCCTATTATTCAACCAACTACCAATATAATTAATAATGTTGGAACTGCATCTACAGAAATTTTTGTTCAGAGTGCCAAAATTTTCTTTGATGATATCAGAGAAAACATTACAAGTCCAAATAGAGCAAAAATAACCATTATATCACAAGATGTTGTAGTAGGTGCTTCTGCAACTGCCACAGTTTCTACTGCTGGAACTATTTCTTCCTTGAATTTGGTTAATGGTGGATTAGGATTTACTACAAATCCTACAGTTATTATTGCAAAAACAACTGGCGTTGGAGATACTGCAGTAGCAACTGCTTCAATAACATCAGGAGTTGTAACATCCTTCAATATTATAAATCCCGGTACTGGTTATACTTCTTCAAATCCACCTCAAGTACTAATTGAGTATCCATCTTTAAAATATGAAAGAATAGAAGAAGTTTCTTATGATGGAGATTTTGGAATAGTTGTTGGAGTCAATACAACATCAATTGGTGTTGCACTAACAGGAATAACCTTTGATTTGTTTATTCCCACAGATTCTTATCTTAGAAATACTGATATTACAGTTGGTATTGCAACTACCGGAATTAGTGGCATAAAAACTGATTATTATTTCACAATATTTAATTCTAATATTGGTTCTGGTGTAGTTTCTTTAGATTCTTTAAATAATACTGTTGGTATTGGAACAACATGTTTAGATAATGTTTACCAAGTTGCAGCAGTTTCGGTAGCACAAACAAGCGTTCCTGGAGTTGGATTAACAAATGTTTCTAGAGTAACCGTAAGTGTTTTGAATTATAATGGACTAACTGGAATTGGTTATAGTAATTTTTATGGAGAATTTAGTTGGGGTAAGATAAGTACTCCAACAAGAAAAATTCCTATGAATTTTAATTCATATAATACAAATGGTGTGGTTGGTCTATCTACAGGAGCAGTTATTCAAAGAACAAATCCCCTTAGATATATTGGATATACTACAACCTTCTAACAATACCTATAAATAGATAAAAAAACGACAAAAATGTCTGCGATTATAACTGATCAACTTAGAATATTAAACGCTAAAAATTTTGTAGCGGCGGCAACTTCAGATTCCAATAGTTACTATGCATTTGTTGGTTTACCAAATGCATCTGATTATGATGCAAATTGGGACTCTGTGCCGCCCGCTCCAAAAGATAATTTTAATCAAGAGAATGATTATTGGGACACAATGATTGCCTTGAAAAAAATTACTAGTGGTGATGTTAGACAAGTAATTAGAAAAATTACTTGGACATCAGGAACAGTCTATGATATGTATAGACACGATATTAGTAGAACTAGTTTATCAGTTCCTTCAAATTCCACAAATTTATATTCATCAAATTTCTATGTTATAAACAGTGACTATAGGGTTTATATTTGTCTTTATAATGGTATTGATCCAGAAAACCCAACAGGAAAACCTTCTCTGGATGAGCCAACATTTACTGATTTAGAACCAAGATCAGCTGGTGATAGTGAAGATGGTTATATTTGGAAGTATTTGTTTACTATTAAACCAAATGAATTGATCAAATTTGAATCAACTAATTTTATTCCTGTTCCCTCTGATTGGGAAACAAATTCTGATTATGCTGCAGTAAGAAACAATGCAATAAATAGCGGTCAAATTAAAATAGTCCAAGTTTTGGGTAGAGGTGTTGGAATTGGTACTGCCAACAGAACATATATTAATGTGCCGATTTATGGAGATGGTGTTGATGCAAAATGCACCATAGTCGTCAATAGTGATTCCAAAGTAGATTCTGCGATTATAACTAATGGTGGGTCCGGATATACATATGGTACTGTTGACTTGGTTGCAGGTGGAGTTCCAACAGGAACAACTCCACCATCTTTCAAGGTTATTATTCCCCCACAATTTGGTCATGGTTATGACATATACAGAGAACTTGGCGCATATAGAGTATTAATTTACTCAAGAATTGAGAATGATACTGAAGACCCAGATTTTATCATAGGTAATCAGATTGCAAGAGTCGGGATCGTAGAAAATCCTTTGGCATATGCCTCAGATGATGTTCTTATTAAGAATAAAGCAAGTGCATTGCCGTCATTAAGATTGGTTGGCACTGGTTATAGTACTGCAAACTTTATTGCAGACTCGTTAATAACTCAAACTGTTGGACTCGGATCTACCGCAGTGGGTAGGGTAATATCATATGATAAAAACACGGGAGTTCTAAAATATTGGCAGGATAGAACATTAGTTGGTTTTAATAGTGATGGCACCACAAATTCATCACCATTATATGGATTTAATCTAAATCAATTTACTGCTACTCCAGATACTGGGGGTTCTATCACAATTAATGCTTCTGGCATAAGTGGTTTAGGTATTGATACATCTTTTACTGGTGTTTCTACCACAATAAATAATAGAAGATATTATTTGGGACAAACATTTGTCAATGGAGTTGCTGATCCAGAGGTTCAAAAATACTCTGGCAACATAATTTATGTTGATAATAGACCTTCAATTACAAGATCATCAAATCAAAAAGAAGATATCAAAGTCATTTTGCAGTTCTAAAGAATTATGCCACAGCAAACTAATCTAAATGTATCTCCATACTTTGATGACTTTGACAGAGAAGATCAATATTATAGAGTTCTTTTTAAACCCGGATATCCCATTCAGGCTAGAGAACTCACAACTCTCCAGTCAATGCTGCAGAGTCAGATTGAACAAATGGGAGACCATTTTTTCAAAGAGGGTTCAGTTGTAATACCAGGAAATATCAATTATATTGATAATTATTATGCAGTAGAACTGCAGGAAAGTTATCTTGGCATAAACATTTTGGCATATTTGCCATATTTGATTGGAAAAACTATTAGAGGATCTAGTAGTGGTGTAAGGGCTTCTATTGTTGGTATTTTAGCCGCTGAAGATTCGGAGAGGGATAACAATACAATCTATGTTAACTTCTTAAATTCTGACACTGCAACAAACACTTATCAAGGATTTTCATCAAACGAAGTTATTATTGTAGAGAGTGGTATCTCAGAACCAAATACTTTAGACCCAGAGCAAAGTACAATTCTTCAACCAAATGAAGGATTTGCAGTAACTATAACTACAAATCCAAACTCAATTGGGTCTGCAGTCAATCTTTCTGAAGGTGTTTACTATCTTAGAGG